ATGGAAGATCATCGCGGAAAGACTGTCTACGAAACGAAAACGGGAGCAGCCATTTATATTTCTGAACTTGGTGCATTACCTCCAGACGTGACAGCCATTTCCCCGGATGGGGATTATCAGAAATGGAACGGAAATGCGTGGGTGAATGATGAGAATGCAGAGCATGATGCACTTGTCAGAGCGGCGGAGTCTCAGAAGAAAGAGCAGATTGCATATGCCGGTGAAATTATTGGCACTCTGCAGGATGCTGTCGATTTAGATATGGCTACCGAGGAAGAAAAGTTAAGCCTGACACACTGGAAAAAATACCGTGTGCTACTGAATCGCGTTCAGCCGGAAAATGCTCCGGATATAGAATGGCCAGAAATGCCGCAATAAATCGTATTAGCTCTGGTATGAGATTACTCATCTATGGCACAGAGTAAAACCTAATCAGGCTGTCCGTTCCGTGCCAGGAGCGGACGTTGTAAAGTTTATTTGGAGAATAATGGTTAGAAGAACTATGTAGATCATAGCCCTCTAAAGTCAGTAGTCTTACACCATATAAATGGTCATTTAGAGATAGTACACCACCTACAAAAAACGAGATAAAGCGTGCAAGCGGCATGAAGATACATAAAATACTCCATTCTGCACTTGATGTTAGGATGAATACTGACACTCGCTTTGTAAAGATAAAGATGATCTTGAGGATGATTAGTTTATTAATTATCTCCAATGTTTGTTATTTTGTGATGATAAAGATTCTCTGGATTAATAGGATGGTAATTCAATTAAAAGAGACCTTATAGAAGGCCTCTTTTAAGTTATGAGAGCTGATTTTATATTCAATAGAGTATTCTCATCGAAGAAATAACCTCATAAAATGTAAAGACAGCCAGCAAAAAAATACAGATAAAGATAAGGGAAATAGCACACTTAACTAAGGACTGAATCCCCCGAGGTGTTCCCCATGGTTTAGACATTTGGGTTATAACCCAAATAAATAGGGCCATAAAACAGCAAACACCAGCCAATCCGAGCAGAGATATTATGACAACTCCAAACAGATTTCCAACATCTAGTTTATCTGTTTTTGCAACTAGGGTTAACAAACCAGCAATAATAGTTGCTATCGATATTCCCGCAATGGTTGTGAGATCAGCGATAACAGCCAGTTTTTCTTTAGTATTTCCTTGAGTAAAAACCTCTAAAATTGATTTCATGGAAAATAACCACCTACTATCGATTATATTCAGGAACTTTTTATCATAACAATATCAGATAGATAAGGATATTGTAATATTTTGGATGATTTAAACTTACTTTTGTAACTCTAATGTCCACTTTTCGCTCACAGCGGACCTTTAGCTCAGTTACCTCGTCCGCTTTGTGCCAGGAGCGGACGCTAACCTGATTGACGGGAAATCATATTAAGTCGGCATAAAAAATTAGAATATCTTTAGTGATTATTACTAATGTGTGTATAACTTATGCCTAATTTATCGCTCCGGCTGAGGGAATCTTGCCTCCGCTGTCACTTTTAGGTATGTTAACAACTATTTTTACAGTGGTTCCGAGTTATGCTATCTAACAGATTACTTGAACCGAGTCCGTTTATCAGTATGGCGTTTTATATGCTCAGAGTCCATCCAAGGAGTGACTTTTGAAATTTGAACAAATCTATAAAAATATTACTGGCCTTAGCTGTCCCATATTCGGGATTCAGTGGAATGCTCCAATAATAGAAACTGACGAAGCGAAGAAGATCGTCATTTTTCTTGAGGACAAGCGCGTTCTTTTCAATCCTGTCGACATGGAGGGTGCTAGTCATTGCACTTCGAGTGTTATCAACATTAGATCTGAATTGACTAAAGTCCTACAAGGTTTGCCGAGCGATTCACATTTAGCAAAACAATTAAGGAAAATGAGAAAAGCATGCCAAGAATTCTGTGACAGCGTTGGCTCCCCTCACTTTATCCAACTTGATCATCCTGTTCAAATATCCATACTTGAGCGAGCCCTTTTTAAACTGCGACAAAAGTGTGGTAACTCTCTGGCAGAAATAGCGGTTACCTATGGTCTTGATGTTGATGACGGATTGGCCAGTATTATCCCTTTTAATAATCCCAGTAACATATAGCAATGACTATGAATTTGCTTGCTGGATTAATTATCATGCAACCGACAGTTTTGGGTCGGAAGCGGTTAGCAAATTAGTCATTAGTGAGTCGTTATGTCCGTTCATCGCTCAAAGCAGACTGTCAGATTTAATAGCGTTTTGATTATGTAACTTGTCAGTTGGAAGCTGAGTGAGAACAAATCAAGGCAGGCGGGCTGATTGCCCGCCTTTTCTTTATTTGTTGTTTCATCCACTGGCCAGCCAGGTCAAATAGCGTCTCATGCTCTGCACAACAGAAAATAGTTGCACCCATTAACCACGGAGTTAAACGGATGAGTGACTATCATCACGGCGTGCAGGTGCTGGAGATTAACGACGGCACCCGCGTCATTTCCACCGTATCCACGGCCATTGTCGGCATGGTCTGCACGGCCAGCGATGCGGATGCGGAAACCTTCCCCCTCAATAAACCGGTGCTGATAACCAATGTGCAGAGCGCAATTGCAAAGGCCGGTAAAAAAGGCACGCTGGCGGCATCGTTGCAGGCCATCGCCGACCAGTCAAAACCGGTCACCGTTGTCGTGCGTGTGGAAGACGGCACCGGCGACGACGAAGAAACGAAACTTGCGCAGACCATTTCCAATATCATCGGCACCACCGACGAAAACGGTCAGTACACCGGACTGAAAGCCCTGCTGGCGGCGGAGTCGGTAACCGGTGTTAAACCGCGTATTCTTGGTGTGCCGGGACTGGACACCAAAGAGGTTGCCGTCGCACTGGCATCAGTCTGTCAGAAGCTGCGCGCTTTCGGGTATATCAGCGCATGGGGCTGTAAGACCATTTCCGAGGTGAAAGCCTACCGCCAGAATTTCAGCCAGCGTGAGCTGATGGTCATCTGGCCGGATTTCCTCGCATGGGATACGGTCGCCAGTACCACCGCCACCGCGTATGCCACCGCTCGTGCACTGGGCCTGCGTGCTAAAATCGACCAGGAGCAGGGCTGGCATAAAACGCTGTCCAACGTCGGGGTAAGCGGTGTTACCGGCATCAGCGCCTCTGTATTCTGGGATTTGCAGGAGTCCGGTACCGATGCTGACCTGCTTAACGAGTCAGGCGTCACAACGCTGATTCGCCGTGACGGTTTCCGCTTCTGGGGTAACCGTACCTGCTCTGATGACCCGCTGTTCCTCTTTGAAAACTACACCCGCACCGCGCAGGTGCTTGCCGACACGATGGCTGAGGCGCACATGTGGGCGGTGGACAAGCCCATCACCGCAACGCTGATTCGCGACATCGTTGACGGCATCAATGCCAAATTCCGTGAGCTGAAAACAAACGGCTATATCGTGGATGCGACCTGCTGGTTCAGCGAAGAATCCAACGATGCGGAAACCCTCAAGGCCGGAAAACTGTATATCGACTACGACTATACACCGGTGCCTCCTCTTGAAAACCTGACCCTGCGCCAGCGTATTACCGATAAATACCTGGCAAATCTGGTCACCTCGGTTAACAGCAATTAAGGAGCCTGACCGATGGCAATGCCGCGCAAACTCAAGTTAATGAACGTCTTTCTGAACGGCTACAGCTATCAGGGCGTTGCAAAGTCCGTCACGCTGCCAAAACTGACCCGTAAGCTCGAAAACTATCGCGGTGCGGGGATGAACGGCAGCGCACCGGTAGACCTCGGCCTTGATGACGATGCGCTGTCAATGGAGTGGTCGCTCGGGGGCTTCCCGGATTCGGTTATCTGGGAGCTTTACGCCGCAACCGGCGTGGATGCCGTGCCGATTCGTTTTGCAGGCTCTTACCAGCGTGACGATACCGGCGAAACGGTGGCCGTCGAAGTGGTCATGCGTGGACGTCAGAAAGAAATCGACACCGGAGAGGGTAAACAGGGAGAAGACACCGAGTCGAAAATCTCCGTGGTCTGCACCTATTTCCGGCTGACGATGGACGGTAAGGAGCTGGTCGAAATCGACACCATCAACATGATTGAGAAGGTGAACGGCGTCGACCGGCTGGAGCAACACCGCCGCAATATCGGCCTGTGATTTTCATCCGGTCAGCCAGGCTGACCGGTTAACCCTGATTCAGAAGTGAGAAAACCATGAACAAAGAAAATGTGATTACCCTGGACAATCCGGTCAAGCGTGGTGAGCAGGTTATCGAACAGGTCACGCTGATGAAACCCAATGCCGGGACGCTGCGCGGTGTCAGTCTGGCTGCGGTCGCGAACTCCGAAGTCGATGCACTGATTAAAGTGCTGCCGCGCATGACGGCACCGATGCTGACTGAGCAGGAGGTCGCCGCGCTGGAGCTGCCTGACCTTGTGGCGCTGGCCGGTAAGGTGGTCGGTTTTTTGTCGCCGAACTCGGTGCAGTAACGTTTCCGAAAAATCTCTCGGTCGATGACCTGATGGCGGATGTGGCAGTGATATTTCACTGGCCGCCATCAGAACTGTATCCCATGAGCCTGACCGAACTCATCACATGGCGCGAAAAGGCGCTCCGGCGAAGCGGAAACACGAATGAGTAACAATGTAAAATTACAGGTATTGCTCAGGGCTGTTGACCAGGCATCCCGCCCGTTTAAATCCATCCGTACAGCGAGCAAGTCGCTGTCGGGGGATATCCGGGAAACACAAAAATCACTGCGCGAGCTGAACGGTCACGCATCCCGTATTGAGGGATTCCGCAAGACCAGTGCACAGCTCGCCGTGACTGGTCATGCATTTGAAAAGGCTCGACAGGAAGCCGAAGCCCTTGCCACACAGTTTAAAAACACCGAACGTCCGACCCGTGCTCAGGCGAAAGTGCTGGAATCCGCAAAGCGTGCGGCGGAGGACTTACAGGCGAAATATAACCGCCTGACAGATTCCGTTAAACGCCAGCAGCGAGAACTGGCCGCTGTGGGAATTAATACCCGCAATCTTGCACATGATGAGCAGGGACTGAAAAACCGTATCAGTGAAACCACCGCACAGCTTAACCGTCAGCGTGACGCGCTGGCGCGTGTCAGTGTACAACAGGCAAAACTTAACGCAGTCAAACAGCGTTATCAGGCAGGAAAGGAACTGGCCGGAAATATGGCCTCAGTGGGCGCTGCCGGTGCGGGGATTGCTGCTGCGGGAACGATGGCCGGAGTTAAGCTGCTGATGCCCGGTTATGAGTTTGCGCAGAAAAACTCAGAATTGCAGGCCGTGCTCGGAGTGGCAAAAGACTCCGCCGAAATGACCGCACTCCGCAAACAGGCGCGCCAGCTCGGTGACAACACAGCCGCCTCGGCGGATGATGCGGCCGGTGCGCAGATTATCATTGCGAAAGCGGGTGGAGATGCTGCGGCTATTCAGGCGGCAACGCCGGTCACGCTGAATATGGCACTGGCGAATCAGCGGTCGATGGAAGAAAACGCGCAACTGTTGCTGGGGACTAAGGCATCCTTTCAACTGTCAAATGATGATGTCAGCCATGTGGGCGACGTGTTGTCTGCAACGATGAATAAGTCGGCGCTGATTTTCAGGGACTCAGTGATGCACTGACTTACCTCGGGCCGGTTGCGAGGACGGCAGGCGTAAGTCTTGAGCAGGCAGCGGCCATGACAGGTGTGCTGCATGACAATAACATCAGGGGGTCAATGGCGGGTACGGGTAGTAGTGCCGTTGTCACCCGATTACAGGCACCGACTGGAAAAGCATGGGATGCACTCAAAGAGCTTGGCGTTAAAACCTCGGACAAAAAGGGAAATATGCGTCCGTTGTTCACCATTCTGAAAGAGATTCAGGCCAGCTTTGATAAACACAAGCTGGGAACGTCTCAGAAGGGGGAATACCTTAAAACCATTTTTGGTGAGGAAGCCCTGAAATCAGCGAACGTTTTACTGGCAGCGGCAGCAAGCGGAAAACTGGATAAGCTGACCGCCACGCTGAAAGCCTCGGACGGTAAAACGGAAGAGCTGGTTAAAATCATGCAGGATAACCTCGGCGGTGACTTTAAGGAGTTTCAGTCCGCTTATGAGGCGGTGGGGACTGACCTGTTTGACCAGCAGGAAGGCGCACTGCGTAATCTCACGCAGACGGCCACAAAGTATGTGTTAAAACTCGACGGCTGGATCCAGAAAAACAAATCACTGGCGTCAACCATCGGCATCATTGTCGGTGGTGCACTGGCACTGATTGGTGTCATCGGTGCCATTGGCCTCGTAGCCTGGCCGGTTATCACCGGCATCAATGCCATCATCGCGGCAGCAGGCGCAATGGGGGCAATCTTCACGACGGTTGGCAGTGCTGTTATGACCGCCATCGGGGCGATTAGCTGGCCGGTTGTGGCCGTGGTGGCCGCCATTGTCGCCGGGGCGTTGCTTATCCGTAAATACTGGGAGCCTGTCAGCGCATTCTTTGGCGGTGTGGTGGAAGGGCTGAAAGCGGCATTTACGCCGGTGGGGGAACTGTTCACGCCACTTAAACCGGTGTTTGACTGGCTGGGTGAAAAGTTACAGGCCGCGTGGCAGTGGTTTAAAAACCTGATTGCCCCGGTCAAAGCCACCCAGGACACCCTGAACCGTTGCCGTGACACGGGCGTCATGTTCGGGCAGGCACTGGCTGACGCGCTGATGCTGCCGCTTAATGCGTTCAACAAACTGCGCAGTGGTATTGACTGGGTACTGGAAAAACTCGGTGTTATCAACAAAGAGTCAGACACACTTGACCAGACCGCCGCCAGAACTCAAGCCGCCACGTATGGCAGCGGTGGTTATATTCCGGCGACCAGCTCTTATGCAGGTTATCAGGCTTATCAGCCGGTCACGGCACCGGCTGGCCGCTCTTATGTAGACCAGAGTAAAAACGAATATCACATCAGCCTGACGGGTGGTACTGCGCCGGGGACACAGCTCGACCGCCAGTTACAGGATGCGCTCGAAAAATACGAGCGGGATAAACGAGCGCGCGCCCGTGCCAGCATGATGCATGACGGTTAAGGAGGTGACGAAAAATGATGCTCGCGTTAGGTATGTTTGTTTTTATGCGCCAGACGCTGCCACACCAGACCATGCAGCGTGAATCAGATTATCGCTGGCCGTCAAATTCCCGTATCGGTAAACGGGATGCCTACCAGTTTCTCGGTGTGGGTGAGGAAAACATGACGCTTGCCGGTGTGCTTTATCCCGAACTGACCGGCGGCAAGCTGACGATGACCACGCTCAGGCTGATGGCAGAGGAGGGGCGGGCGTGGCCGTTGCTGGATGGCACCGGCATGATTTACGGCATGTATGTCATCAGCAAGGTGAGTGAAACAGGGAGTATTTTCTTTGCAGACGGCACACCCCGGAAAATTGATTTTACGCTGTCGCTCACCCGCGTTGATGAATCACTGGCCGCGCTTTATGGCGATATCGGTAAACAGGCGGAATCGCTCATCGGTAAGGCTGGCAGTATGGCGACTAAATTCACGGGTATGACGGGGGCGGGATAATGCTGGATGCACTGACATTTGATGCAGGCAGTACGCTGACGCCGGATTACATGCTGGTGCTCGACAGCAGGGATATTACCGGCAATATCAGCGACCGTCTGATGAGCATGACCCTGACGGATAACCGGGGCTTTGAGGCTGACCAGCTTGATATTGAACTGAACGATGCCGACGGGCAGGTCGAGCTGCCGGTTCGTGGCGCTGTCCTGACGGTGTATATCGGCTGGAAAGGTTTTGCCCTGGTATGCAAAGGGAAATTCACCGTTGATGAGGTTGAACACCGGGGCGCACCGGATGTGGTCACCATCCGCGCCCGGAGTGCAGATTTTCGCGGGACGCTCAATTCCCGCCGTGAAGGCTCATGGCATGACACCACGCTCGGTGCGATTGTTGAGGCGATAGCCTCCCGTAACAGGCTGGAAGCCAGTGTCGCGCCGTCACTGGCAGGAATTAAAATCCCGCACATCGACCAGTCGCAGGAGTCTGATGCGAAATTCCTGACCCGTCTTGCTGAACGCAACGGCGGTGAGGTGTCGGTAAAAATGGGAAAACTGCTGTTTCTCAAAGCGGGGCAGGGGGTGACGGCCAGCGGTAAAAAAATCCCGCAGATTACCATCACCCGCAGCGACGGCGACCGTCATCATTTTGCGATTGCTGACCGCGGAGCCTATACAGGCGTAACGGCAAAGTGGTTACACACCAAAGACCCGAAACCGCAAAAGCAGAAGGTAAAACTGAAACGCAAAAAGAAAGAGAAACACCTGCGCGCACTGGAGCACCCGAAAGCGAAACCGGTCAGGCAGAAGAAAGCGCCTAAAGTACCGGAAGCGCGTGAAGGTGAATACATGGCCGGTGAGGCTGACAACGTTTTTGCCCTGACCACGGTATATGCCACGAAAGCGCAGGCCATGCGTGCCGCTCAGGCGAAGTGGGATAAACTGCAACGGGGCGTTGCGGAGTTCTCCATCAGTCTGGCTACCGGTCGGGCAGATATTTACACGGAAACGCCGGTCAAAGTGTCAGGCTTTAAGCGCGTCATAGACGAGCAGGACTGGACAATCACTAAGGTGACACATTTTCTGAATAATAGCGGCTTCACGACGTCCTTAGAGCTTGAGGTCAGGCTTTCTGATGTGGAGTACGAAACAGAAGGTGATGAGTGATGTGTTTTATTTATCTGTTTGTTTTGTAAGGATAAATTAACTAAAATGGCACCGTCAACAAAACCGGAAGAGGTGCTCGCGATGTTTCATTGTCCTTTATGCCAGCATGCCGCACATGCGCGTACAAGCCGCTATATCACTGACACGACAAAAGAGCGTTATCACCAGTGTCAGAACGTGAATTGCAGCGCCACGTTCATCACCTATGAGTCGGTACAGCGATACATCGTGAAGCCGGGAGAAGTCCACGCCGTAAGGCCGCACCCGTTGCCGTCAGGGCAGCAAATTATGTGGATGTAA